CTGCATGTTCGCATAGATACCGAAGCCCTTGTCATCGACGCCAATGGTTCCCTGGCCGGGCGCCAGCTTCAAATTGAGCGGGTTGTTGTCCCTGATGCCCCGGTTTGCGCCGGTGCTCGGCAACCCGGTCCAGCCGAAGTTGCGCTGCCACCAGTTCCCGCCGCCCTGGCCCCCCTGCCACCGTTGTGGAGAGGTGTAATCGAGCCTTTCCCCTCCGGTCCAGCCAGACCACGGCGCCGGCGAGGACTGCCCATTGTCGATTGTCTCGGGTATCTCGGGCGCGCCGAACTGACGCCGTATCCAATTCCCGAACTTGGTTGGCCAGGTCTCAGGCTGCGCGTTCGGATCAGTGTCCCCATGTAGCGTAAAGAGCGATCCCCACGCGCTGAGTTTCGTCAGCATGAGCACAAGCGGCCCCGCGGCTGCCGCGACACGGCTGATGGCGGCGATGACCTTGACCGCCCAAAGCGTGCCGAGGAAGACCGCGAAGCCTTCGAGGACGTTTTGCAGGCCGCCGACCTTGTCGATCATCATCTGGATGTTGTCGATTGCCTGCTGCATCGGAGGCCCCCACTTCGACCAGTCGATCAGCGAGCCCTTGCCGCCGGTTTCCTCCCACTTGTCATAGTCGTCCTTGAGCGCCAGCAGGGCGGCGCCAAGCGTGAAGACAATGCCGAGCGGCGACATCTGGAACAGCCGGTTGAGCAACATCCACGCCGTGCCGATGCCGGCGAGCAATTCGATGAGGTCCTGCTGTTCCTTCGGCAGCTTGTGGAACCAATCGATCAATTCGTTGACGCTGCGGCCTCCGGTCAGCGCGATCGACGTGAAGGCATCCGCCAGCTTGACGATGGTTTGCGCGGTCGCCTGGATGACCCGGTCTATCTGATCGAAGTGCAGCACGAGAAAGTCGGTCAGGCGGCGCACGTCTTGGCCGATCGACTTCTCCAGCGAGGCGGTGGACTTCTGCCGCAGGATGTCGAAGGCGGCGCCAAGCGTCCTGATCTCGCGCATGAAATTGCGCGCGTCGAGCGTCGCCTGCTTGCTGTCGAGCCCGGCCGCATGCGCCATCCGGCTATAGACCGCGGCAAACTCGCCGACACCGTCGATGAGCGCGAACAGGGTTCGCTCGTCGATGCCGAGCAGGCTTGCTTCCGCGCGGGCCTGGAAGATCGGCATATCGCGGAAGACGCGGCCGAGATCGGTCATGATCGCGGTCGTGTCACGGAGCTGGCCGTTGCTGTCTCGCGTCTCGACGCCAAGACGTTGGATCATGGACAGCAGCCCGGGCGAGCCGCGCAGCGCCGAACCGAAGCCCTCCAGCGCCGACAGCGCGCCTTCCGTCGTGCCCCCGAGCTGGCTTACGGCATAGCTGAACGCCTGGATGTTGGCGGCCGAGGCGCCCGTGCGCCGGCTGGCGTAATAAAGCTGTTCGAGCGGCGCAGCGGTCTTGGCGATGCCCCACACGACGCCGGCGGCGGCGGCCTCGATCGCCGCGCCATAGGCCACGACCTGCTTCGTCAGGCTTTCGAGCGAGCCGAACAGCTCGGACTCTTTGCCCTTATCGACATCGTAGCCGATCTTGATGAGATATTCGCGGAGGACCTCGGCTTGTGCCATCAGCGTTCCTTCGCTGCCGCCTGCGCTTCCCTGATCCTGGCGGTGTTCTCGGCCTCGACCGCGAGCGCATCGTTCATGCGGCAGAAATCCTCAAGCCGAAGACCAGGCTCGATCACATCATGATAGCCGATCATGCCGCGCAAGACGGGCGCCATCAGGAAGCCCTCGCCTTCCGGCAAACTGGCGAGAGTTACGCCGCTGCCTTTGACCCTGGCCCCGACTTCAAAAGCGAGAGCGGGTCTTAGGAAAAACCCAGCAGGTTGTCCTGGATCACCTGGATGGTCAGCATCAGCATGTCCGTCCAGGCCAAATCCTCGAACTGCATCGCCTTCGCGGCGCGGTTCCATACCGGCTGCCAGGCGGTGCCGCTCTTGCGCTGGACGACGGCGAGGCATTCGGCGATGACGAAATTCACATCCTCATCCTTCATTGCCGCCAGCGCATTGGCGATGGAGCCGAAGATCGGCTCGAAGTCCGCAGGATTGAGCCTTTCGGACGACAACGTCGCTCCATCCGCTGCTGCCTGGGTTTCCGCAGTGCTCAGTTTCTTTAGCGCGTCGCCGAGCTTGCCGATGCCCGGCAGTAGGACGGCAACGGCCGGAGCGATCTTGCACGCCACATGGACCTGTTGCAGCGGGATCATGCGTCCGATGCGATAGGTGTTCTGGCCGATGGCGACTTCCTTCACAGCGCAGCCCCCTTCACGTCAATGAGCTTGCCGACATTGAACTGCCATTCGAGCATGTTCGCGTCTTCAGCCCACGTATTGCCGGTGTTCCGGCGGAACGCGACTGAGGTCATGGTTGCCACATCGCCGAGCACGGACTGCCCGACACCGATGGTATTCTGCCCCCAATTCGCGCTGTTCGCTGCTTGGAGCCAATAGGCCGCCGACAGCAGCGCATTGGCCGGCGAGTTCTTCAGCAGGCGGATCGTGCAGGTGGCGCCGTTGCCCGCGTGCAGGCTGTGCATAGGCGTGCCATCGGCGCCGATAACCATTGCATCCTTATCCTCCAGCGGTTCCCAGGAAATGCCTTCCTTTGAGACGCCGGCTCCGTTGCCGAGAGAAATAATAGCGCCAGGCCCGATGAACGAGCACAGGACATCCTGAAACGAATACGCGGGCATGTTCTCGCTCCCGGCTTACTGGTTGATCGAGACGGCGATGTTGGCCGAATGGATGGCGCCCGCTTGCTTCGCGGCAATCTGGATCGGCGGCGCGGCGCGCGCGTCCCGGTCCGAGGCATCCTGCTGCGCGATCGGCTCGGCATAGATGTAATAGCCAGCCGGCAGGAAGTCTCCCGTATGCAGCGTGCCGAACTCCAGCGAGGCGGTCCAGGTTCCCGGCGCGAGGAAGCCATTGCGGACGTACTGGTCGCTCACCGCGACGCAGGCCGTGACCAACTGATGCACGCCGGCATCCGTCTGTGGGATCTTCGTCGTGGCCTGGTAGAGCACGTTGAAGACGGCGGTCTGAAGGTCACTTTGGTAGGCATCGGCGCCCCAGCGAAGATCAATCCAGGTGCCATCGCACATGACGCCCTGTTGGATGATCGGCACGCCGTTCGCGTATTCGACATACACGTTGCAGTTCTTGGCGGTGAGCGTTGCCGCCTGCTGTTCAGTGAAGTTCTCGGGTGTGATGCCCGGCTCGCTTTTGAACTTGAGCGTCAGGGTCGTGTTCTGGCCGGTCGGATCGACTGTGAAGAAGCGGCCGAACATCGAGGCGACCGCGTAGGGATCGGACGAGGAATACTGGATGAAAGTGCGGCCCTGGCCGTTTGCCTGCAAGGTCGCCGGAAGATCGGTGGTGCTGGTCGAGTTGAGCGCCGCCGCCTCCTGCGTGGTGATGCCGTAGATGCGCGTCGGCTGTTCGGCAAGGATGAAGGCGGCGACGGCCTCATGCTGCGCATCGGTGACGCTGGTATCGGCGAACATCAGGCCATACCAGCCGTTTGACTGGTTCGCGAGCTGCGTGGCGCAGGCGAGCGGTGTTTCCGCGGCGATGCCGGCGACGGTCGAGGCGCCCGTGGCCGCGGTCAGATTGAAAAGCGCGCTCAGATCGGTGCCGCTTCCGGTCGGCGAGGCAAAGGTGACAGCGGAAGTCGTGCCCGTGGTGCCTGAGATGATGTCAAGCCGGGCCTGTGAAGTGCTCCAGAAGGCGCTCCCATGCGTGCCGAGCGCGGCGGTGATGACGCCGGCCGCTCCTTGCAGCGTGACGACGCCACTGAAGCTGACGGCCGACAGCACGACGGGAGATGAGCTGCCGTCAAAGCTAATTTCCATCGACCCGGTGGTGATGGCTGCCAGCGTCGTGAGGAGCGCCGCCTGCTGCGCGGGCGAGAGACTTCCACCATGCAGTATGCCGGGCGTTGCCGCCTTCGCCCACCGTCCGATGTAGCAGATTGCCGGCTGTGGCGCCTGGCTGAAAAAGTCCCGCGCAGCGAGGTATTCTGGCGTCGTCGAGCCGAAGTCGGCTGCGACTCCGTTGATGCCGGAATACTGCCGGATGCGCTGATTCACGTCGATGACAGAGCTTGCCCCCAGGATCAGCAGCGACCCGAAATTGCGCTTGCCGATGGCCTTGGGAGTCAAGCTGACGCTGACATTGACAACGTCGTTGGGCGACAGCCCGATGCCGGTTTCGCTCATGTGGTGTCCTGTTGCTATGGCGGTTCGATGGTGCCTGTTGCGACTACGCCAGCGTCGAGAGTGATCGTGTCCGGTGCCGACACGAGATAGCGCACCGGGTACACTCGATCGACCTGCCGACGGAAACGCAACGGCAGGTCGCAGCGTCCAATGAATTGCTCGTTTCGCAGGTCGGGAGCCTGGACGATCTCGCCAGCGGTGATGAGCTTGATGCCATTGGCGGCGAGCACGTCAAGGTTCTGCGCCACGAAGATGCCGTCGCGCAGCAATCCGGCATTGCTCTGCGCATTCAGTCCATAGAAAGACGCCTGAACGGTGATCTCTTCCTGGCGTTGCAGCGCCTGCGTGCCATCGGGGCTCATCTTGAGCACCGGGAAGTCTATCGGCGACTGCACGGTGACGCCGATCGCGCACCAATCGACGTTCGGCGGCGGCATCGGGGGAGGCTGCGGTTGCCAGCGCGGACGGACCATGTTGCCAGGTAGTCCGACGATGCCCACCACGGCGCCCTGGAAGATGGTGGCAAGCTCGATGTCCGAATCGGCGCTGCTGACGCTCGTTGGCGCGAGATAACCAGCCTTGGTCGAGTCGCTGACGGTCTGGCTCATAGCGGCGCCACCGGATCAGGGATCGGTTCCACGAGGTCTTGCAGCGTTGCCGTCGCAGCCATGAAGCCGCCACCGAAACGGGAATAATCCTGCACATCGGTGACGATATAGCGCCGGCCATTCCAGAGGATCAGGTCGGCCAGCGTGCCCCCAGACGCCATCACGAATGGGTATTGCGCCCAAACCTTGATCGTCCCAGCGACACGCGCACCATCGGGATCTTGTCCAAGCGTTGCATCTTGCGGCACGACGCCGCCGAATAGCAGGTCGGTTTGCGTTCCGGTGATAGCTACAACGCCTCCGGCGCTGATTGACGCGATGCGGCGGACAACATGGAAGACATCACCGGCAAGATCAGGATCGCAGAGGATGTCGGAAAGATCGAGATCAGGCACCGCCGCCGCCCTTCTGCGAGCCGGATCCGCTCTCGATATCCGATTTCCTCTTGCGGATGACGTAGGTCACAGCCCGGTAAAG